GATATGTCAGACGATTTCTATGACAATGGGAATGAATATTGCAGATATCTAATCACTGACCCACGTTCTGACAGAAAACCTAAAAAACGAGTATAAATAACTTATTGAAGGATAGTATACTCTAATATGTCTCTGATATCGAAATCTTTTAAAGATTTCTCTTTAACATTTGAAAAGAATGCAGTAACCAACGACATATTGGCACTTAAGGATGCAGCTGCGATTAAGGAGTCTGTCAAGAATATAGTTCTATATAATTTCTATGAAAAACCATTTGATCCATTCTTTGGTGGAAATATAATTGGTCTATTGTTTGAGAACTCTACACCCACTATGGGATTGGAAGTAGAGAACAGAATTGAGCAATCTATTGAGATACATGAACCTAGGGTCACTGCAGTTTCTGTAGACGTTGAGTTTGAACCAGAGGTGAATACATTAAATTGTCAAATTAATTATTTGATACTAGGGATTCGTCCTACCTTTGATAATGTTAGTGTAGCATTTAAACCATAATGGCATTTAATCAAGTTAATGCTCTTGAATTTAACGAAATCAAGGCACAAATAAAAGAATACCTCAGATCACAGTCACAGTTTAGTGATTATGACTTTGAGGGGTCTTCTTTAACTGTGCTTATTGACGCATTAGCGTATAATACTTACTATACAAGTGTTAATGCTAACCTTGCAGTTAATGAAGGGTTCTTAGAAACGGCAGTTTTACGAGAAAACGTTGTAAAACTTGCTAGGATGATTGGTTATACACCAAACTCAGCAAGATCAGCACGCACTACAGTCAATATTGCAGTTCAAACTCCATTCCCATATCCAACATCAGTTACAATTAACGCAGGACTAGTTCTAAACTTCACAGGATTGGATAATAATAACTTTGTTTTCTCTATTCCTAGTGACGTTTCACAATCTGTAGACAGTTTAACAGGTATTGCAACGTTTTCTAATCAAGTTTTATTTGAAGGATTATATTTAACAGACACTTTTGTAAAAGATACATCACAAAGGCAGAGATTCATACTTACTAATGATAGAGTTGATACGACTTCTATGGTTATAGAGGTAACTTCTGGAACAATTACAGAGAAATATCTACAAGCTACTGACATTACTAAGATTGATTCTACTTCTAAGGTGTTCTTCCTAGAGGAAAGTGAGTATCAGATACCAGAAATACTATTTGGAGATGGTGTTATAGGAAAGGCACTGAATAACGGAGACGTTGTTACTGTAAAATATACAACTTCTGCAGGAGTTGGTGCGAATGGACTAAAAGTATTTGAGAATATTGGATCATATAAGGATAATTTAGGAAATGCTATTACTTCTGGTATTACAATTACCGCAGTTTCATTCCCTGATGGTGGAGCAGAACCAGAATCTACGGAAGCAATCAAGTTTTCAGCTCCAAAGTTCTATTCTGCATTTGGTAGAGCAGTATCAACGCGGGATTATGAAGCAATCATACCCCAAATCTATCCAAATGTAGCATCTATTGCATGTTATGGTGGAGAAGAAGCGGAACCTCCAGAATTTGGCAAGGTATTTTTGGCAATTAAACCAAAAAATGCTGATAAATTATCACTTTCTGAGAAAAACTCTGTTTTAAAGAAACTTAGAGAGTATTCTGTTGCTGCAGTTCAACCAACAATCATTGATCCATCCATTCTTTACATAGATTTGGTTAGTTTTGTGTATTACAACCCCAATAATACACGTAGATCTCCTGCTGAAGTGAAAAATTTAATCATTAGCACTCTTAATACATTGAATGCTAGTGCAGAATTTAATAAATTTGGTGGAAAATTCAAATATTCTAAGATACAGAATATAATTGATGACGCAGAAAGGTCAATTACCAGTAATATTACTCGTGTAGTCATGAGAAAGAACATTACTGTTGATTTAAACACCCGTGTTAACTACAAAATTTGTTATGGTAATAGAATTAATCAACAAACTGCTACATCTCCTTCTATAATCTCTAGTGGATTTAAGGTTGTAGGTGATGATATCAATACTTACTACCTAAATGACGATGGTAATAAGACACTAAGACTTTACTACGTTAAAGGAACTGGTGAATTTGAATATATTGATGGTTTATGGGGATCTGTAGATTATGATATGGGAGAGATTGTAATCAATGACTTGATTATACAGTCTACTAATATAGCAAACAACACATTACAAATCAAAGCTACACCCAAGTCAAATGATTTAGTTTCTCTCAGGGAAACTTATATTACTATGGGTATAGATAACTCAGTAATTACTGTAGTAGAAGATACTATTAGTAGTGGTTCTAACTTATCTGGAACAGGAGTGATTCCAGAATCTAGCTATTAATCAATATGACAAATAGTTCTTGGAGAGTTGGATCGTGGACAACGCCTACGACAACGGTTTCACAACCGCCAGTCCCGTCAGAAGTCAGTCCAGAGTCCAGATCCAAAATATCAAACAACATAGCAGGACAATTCCCTCAATTTATTAGGGATAGTTTTCCTACGTTCATTGATTTTGTCAAAGAATACTATAAATCACAAGAATTAAAAGGATATTGCATTGACATTATCCAAAACTGGTCAGATTATTATAATATTGACAATTATAGCGATCTAGTTACGACTACGACGCTAATTTCTGCTGTTACAACGTCTTCTACAACGATTGACGTTGAATCTACACGAGATTTTCCTAATGAAGGTCTCTTATTGATCGAAGATGAGATAATTTACTATCAAAGTAGAGGTGCGACACTATTTCAGACCTGTGCAAGAGGATTTAACGCTGTAAAGTCCGTTGGAATCGAAGGAACATACAATTTTGAGTCTACAACTGCTGCAGCACACGCTCTAGGCACTGAAGTTGTCAATTTGAACAATATTTTCCCGCTTTATATGCTTGGAAAGTTCAAAGAACAGTTTTTATCAACATATCCGAAGAATTTTGCAACTGGTGTAACTGAAAATACTATAATTAAACGAATTAAGGACTTTTATGCTTCAAAAGGAACAAGTAGGTCATTCCAGTTTGTATTAAGAACACTTTTTGGGGTTGATTCGGAAATTTCTTACCCAAGGGAGAGAATATTCAAACCATCCGATGCATATTACACTTCTAGAGAAATTATTCGTGCAATTCCCGTTTCTGGAGACCCAATAGAACTTGTTGGACAAGTATTATACCAAGAAGCAGATCCAAACGACCCAAATGTTGATTCTGCAAGAATTTACGTAAAAGGAGTCGTAGAAGTCTTTACATCTAGCGGAACAATATATGAAATTGATGTAGATACTAATAATTCACTTGGAACGTTCGTAACTCCGTATAAAACAGTCCTTGCAGAGGATTTAGGTGGAAATATTACAGATACGACTGTTACAGTCGATTCTACACTAGGTTGGCCAGAACAAAACGGTAGATTTAGGATAGAAGACGAAATAATCAGTTATACCGATAAAACAGTTACCCAATTCCTAGGATGTAACCGTGCAAGGGAAAATACAACTAATGTAGCACATGATGCGGGACAAGAAGTGTTTGCTGCGTTTAAAATCTACGGAAACTCAAATATAGACAACTCTGAGATACAATTAAAGATATTTGGTGGAACTAGAGGTGTTACTCTTAATAGTGGTGGTAAGTATTATCTTCCAGACTCAAAAGTCACTACACCGACTGCACCAGGTTTTGATAGCATTGATCCTATATGGGATTCGTTTATATACAATGTCAGACGTGCTCTCAGAGGGTCTTCAGCGACCCTAGGAACCGTTGCAAACGATGGATCGGTTAGATGCACCGTTGTAACCAAAGAGAAGCATAGATTGGTCAGAGATGACAATGTAAGAATATTAAACGCTCCAGAAGACATTTACAACAATACTCACAGTGTTGTTGGTATAGTTGATGATTTTACATTCGAGTTTGTCTTTTCATCATCTCCTGCATTTGGTATATCTGGTGTAGAGTTTTATATTGCTAGAGAATTTGCTTTTGGTAGGTCTGATGACAATTCTATTAATCTTGCAATATCAGGAACTACTGGAGACGTTCAAAACACATATAAGTCATCTACAGACGCAATACTTGCTTCTACAGGAATTCCAACACATAAGATAGGACCTTTTGCTACTTCTGATATAGATCCAGGTAATCAAAGGTATTTGAAGCGTATTCCTCTTACACCAACTATTAAATCAGATAAAACCGCAACTCCTATCGGTCAGATCGGTATTGGAGCAAATGGAGTCCCACTATTCTCATATAAGTCTGAAACTAAGAAAAAGTATGGTGGTATCAAATCTATTGAAAGAATTGACGGTGGATCAGGATATGATATCACAAACCCACCAACCGTAGAGTTTGAACCAACATATGAATTAAATACGACCTATGCTTCTGGTCTTAGAGTAAAATATCAAGGAAGAAGATATAAAACACTAAATGCTGGCAAATCTTCTACAAGTGCTTATCCTACACATACTGTTGGTATACAGACTATTGGTGGTGTTGAGTTCGAGTATGAAGGAACCTCCGCAGAAGCAACGGTTGTTATTACAGGTTCCGTAACTTCTATCAACGTTACAAATGGTGGAAGCGGATATACGACTCAACCAATCGTTTCTATTATAGATGGAGGAGCAACAAGCGGAAATCAAGCGTTTGCTTCCGCACAAATTACGGAAGGAACCGTAACTGGTATTACTATACTAAATGGAGGTACGGGATATAATGAGATTCCTACTATAGAAATTACTGGTGGTGGCGGAACAGGAGCAACTGCAGTTGCAGTTTGTCGAGGTCCTGTAGACAGTATTGCAATTACATCCACAGGATCGCAATATACTTACGAACCAGACATTAGTTTGATTAGTGGAAGTGGTGCTGTTGCATACCCATCAATCATTAACGGAAAAATAGAGAGTATCATTGTTACATTTGGTGGTAGTGCGTATTTTGGTCCTCCTGACGTTGTAATTACTGGAGATGGTATTGGTGCAACCGCATTTGCTACAGTTGATCTATCTACAAACATCGTTACTGGTATTACTGTATCAAGTAAGGGTGTTGGTTATACAGCGGGTGCTACACAGGTTAATATTGTATATCCTGGTTCTGGTGCGATATTCCAAACTAAACTTACAGAACTTTCCGTTAACCAAGCAGCAACTGGAAATGAACTAGGGGATGCTGCATTTGTATCACCAAAAACTACAGACCTCTATGGTGGTGGTTCTTTCCAAGGTGAGAACTTCTTAATATACGGTGGGGAGTATGGATATCTTTATAATCCAACTCAATTAAGATTTTTACTTAAGGATAGTATTAATGGAGATTTAGCGGAATTACCTCCTACTATACACTCTCCTATTATTGGTTGGGCATATGATGGGCATCCTGTTTACGGTCCTTATGGATATCAAGATCCTGAGAACCTTGTGCCCTTTAATCAATATAAACGCATTAGAAGTAGTTACAGACCAAAGACTTCAAGAGACACCATTCTAAGCGGTCTCACAGACCCTCTAGGGACTTATATTGAAGATTATGAGTATGTGGAAGGTTTAGGTGATTTAGACCGTTACAATGGCAGATACTGCGTTACTCCAGAATATCCAAATGGAATATACTGCTATTTTGCAACTATTACAGGAACTACGGGATATCCTGCGTTTCCATACTTTATAGGACCTAATTTCTATGGGGAAGCGGATGCGGTAAACTGGAATGGTAATGGACTACAGAAAAACTTTACAGAAGACGCAATACGTTACAGAGCTCCATTTGTTGGTGTTGATAACATTGTAGCGAAGAGAAAAACATTAGATAACAAAATTGACTATTTCCTTTCATTAGAAGATAGCACAACTCTCATTGTAATGGAGACAGGTGAAACACTCACCTATATTGAAGATGGTATTGGTTACTATAGTTACTATCCGTTTATTAGAGGTGGTGTTGCGGATTCTTTAGTTGTATCATCTACAAATAAGTTTTCCTCCGCAAATATTGATTCATATCTCGTAGAAGGTGGCGGTAAAGAATATAAGGTTAATGATAGACTTACATTTGATAATACTGGAACTGGTGGGGAAGGTGTAAGTGCTATAGTATCTCAGGTAGAAGGTGCAGTAGTAACGGGACTTCAATCAATATATGGATCTACATCTGTAGATGGCAACAATTTATACTACGGAAGAATTCTTTGTTCTACTCCACATTATCTACAAGTGGGTGATAGTGTTAATGTATCCGTAACTGATAATTCTTACAGTAGATCACTTACAACCAAAACAATCAACGGAAATTATCATTTCGAGTATTTTAATCTTGTAAGTATGAAGATCACTGATGCATGGAGCAATGGCACTGCATATGAGACTGGCGATTTAGTATATGTCAATAACAGAGTATACGAAGCTGCATATCCCGCAGGAACATCTGGTTCTACTTCACTTACTCATACATCTGGGACTGCAACAGACGGAACTGTATCATGGAAGTATATAAGAACACGCACAGACGGTAATTTATTCCAAGATGGGTGGACTGCAACTTCAGGAGGATCTGGTTATGCAAATGGCACATATATCAATGTTCCTATAACAAGCAATGGAGACGGACTAACAGCAAAGGCAACTATTGTTGTTTCTGGTGGTGCTGTATCATCTGTTACAATTACAGAATTTGGATATGGGTATGATATTGGAGATACAATTACTGCTCTAGATACTAACCTTGGAAATAATGGTGGTTCTGGATTTACGTATACCTTATCAAAGGTGCAGAGAGAAGTTCAATGTGTTACAGATTTGGCACATCAACTTGCAGCAGGAGATCTCATTAATGTCTCAGGTGTCTTACCTACGTCTTATAATAAGAACAACTATATCGTAGTCAGAACAGAAACGCTTAATAGGTTTACTGTAAAGAGAGATTTTGCTACAACTACAGCAGCAAATGTCACTACAGGTAATAGTGGAGGACCTGCAGATGTTTATATTAACGAACCAAACTTATCTCTTATAGACGGTCACTCATACATCTTTGATACATCAGATTCAAGTAATAATGGTAAAGTATTGTCATTTACTCTTGATCCTAGTAATACAGATGTATTAACTTATAAAAATGTTATTGATGAGACTAGAGACGCAATAACAGAAGAACAAGAGTCAATAACAATCAAAATGCTAGATTTACCTGGCATATTCTACTACCATGACGTACAGCATGTAACTACAGCACCTAATACATTTACAGTCACTGTTGCTGCTAAAACTGCTGCACATCCTCTATCTGGTTATGGATCTAGCAATGGATTCTACATGACAGGTGACAAATATGGATCTGTAACGGAGTCTCCTGCTATAGCAATGTCTCGTGGACTGACCTATACATTTAATCAAAACAATTCATCAAATAACACTCATGCAATATATTTCTCCGAAAGTGAAGACGCATATGGTGGCACATTAAGATATGAGACTGGAGTTGTATACAGAATCAACGAATCTATTGTTAGTTGGACAGAATACAATGCACAATTCAGTTTAAGTGGAACATCTACTCGTAGTGTGTCAATTACTCTTTCAGTTGATTCTCCAGACACATTATATTACGTTTGCCAAAGTCACCTTGGTATGGGAAATGCAATCATAGTTAAAAGTGATGTTACCAACAGTAGATACTTTAATATAATTAATGATCCAATATTAGGAACACATACAGTAACTGGTAAGTCAGATAATAATATAGTCTACAAAGTAGCAGTTCCTCCTGAATCTGGTTATACTGCAGGTATATCATTCTCTACAAACTCAATCTACCCATCTGGAGGTATAGCAACTATAAGCATAGGTGATAGTGGTAGAAACTATCAGTCTTTACCAAAGTTACTTTCATCTACTAGATCTGGTTCTGGAGCAACTGCTATAGCGACTATTTCTGGTGGGGTATCAAATGTTTCTATAACAAATGTAGGAACTGGATATAATAACAGTAGTGGCAATTTACCTAGTTGTATTGTTACGATGCCAGATTTTATTGATGTAACTCTAGACAACGTATTGGGTAACTTTATAAAAGATGAAATAATCATTGGTAAAGCTGTTCAAGACAATACTACTGCTAGAGGTAAAGTTATTTCTTGGAATCCAGTTACATCAATATTAAGATTACAACCCTTACAGAACACTAGAAGCGGTGCAGTATTTAAAGGATACATCATGTTCAATGATGGTAAGAAGTTTAATATTAACCCAAGTCAAATTGATGATGATGCAAATGGTAGAAATAATCAATTTAACTTCCCTGCACATGATTCATTAACAGGAGATCCTGTAAAATACACAGCAGCAGTAACCAACCCTGTTGGTGGTTTAACTGTAGGTGAAACATATTACATTATTAACATAGGGGATACAGATTATGTTAAGTTAGCATCTACACCACAACTTGCAGAGGTAGGAACACCAATTACCGTAACCAATTCTGGAACTGGCACACAGTCATTTAATATTAGGTCTAGAGTTTATACAGGTGGTAATTCTGTCGCAACCATTAATACAATATCAGGAGTGCAAGCACAAGTTGCTGCTGCAGTATCTGGTGCGGGTAAATTAACAGAGATATCAATTAATACTGCGGGATCAAATTATAGAATTGCACCAAGTATCATTATTGATGATCCATACTATGGTGTAGTATCAGATCTAACGGTCAATACTCAAACCGCTGCAGCATATACAGCATCTACAACATTCTCAGGTCTAACTCAAAAGTCTACTAATATTGCAACAAACCCACAAGGACTTACTATTACTATAGTAACTAATTCTGGTGGATCAATTGCAACAAAGGCAGATGGAACTCCTGATATAACAATTACTAGCGGTGGAACAGCATACGTTAAAGATGGAACTGTGACATTCTCTGGTGATGATTTAGGTGGAACTGATGGAACTCATGATGTTATATTAAACATAACTGCACTTACATTCCCAGATCCAGGTTCAACAGAAGCGTTACTAGATGCATCCATTGACTCTATAACTGTAACTAACTCTGGATCAGGTTATCTTTCTGCACCTAACATTACTGCTGAGGGTGGTAATGGTATTAATGCATCATTGAATTCTATCATCATAAACGAAGGTGTTTCTACTATTAACATAGAAGCAGCAGGACAGCAATTCCAAAGTGCTCCATTGATCAATATAGAACAAAAAACAGGTAGTGGTGCATCTATACTACTTAAATCTACTGATTTGGGTAAGATTCTTAAAATTGATGGAGAGAACATTACATTTAACTATAGTCATGATAGAACGCTAAAACCAAAGTTAAATACAACCTATAATTTACAATTAGTCAGAACTCAGATTATTAATTACCTTGATGTGGTAAATGGAGGTTCTAATTTTGTAGCAGTGCCTGAGATAGTTTTAGTCGGTGGTCAAGGATCGTTATTTAACTTGGAACCAATAGTTTTAAATGAAGTTATACAATCAGTTGAAGTTAATAATGCTGGTAGAGGATTTACATCCGCACCTACAGTTCAAGCAAGAGTAAGTCATAACTTCGTTGCTCTTAATTCTAATAGCACACTTAACTTCCCATATAATGCAAAAATACCATCAGGAACTAAGGTTAATCTAGTAGAAACTGCAGGACAACTTCCTGCTCCATTAGTAGAGAATACAACATATTATGCAGTTGCTTCAACTCTAGCAAACGGACTAGCAAGTAATCAAATCAAACTTGCAACATCTCTTGCAAATGCAAATACAGAAACTACTATTGCATTTACAAGTCAACCAATAGGAGATCCTACTACAGGTCAAACTTACTTTACACTTCAATCAACAGATTTAGGTGACAATATTGTCGCATATATGAAACCAGCAGAGTTTTCTGTTGGAGAGAGAATATATCAAGGTGCATCTACTACATCTTATACTGCATATGGCATTATTAAGAATTGGGATCCATCTGGACGTGTTGTTAGTGTAGAACTTATAGAAGGTGACTTTGTAGTTGGAGAACCTGTGTTTGGTGAAGAAACTGCAGCATTTGGTCAAATACATGCATTTGATAGAGCAGATGCAGAATTTGTAGTATCTCCAATCAGCACATCTTCTGCTAACTGGGAGAAGACTACTGGATTCTTAGATCTTAACGAACAACGTGTTTATGACAGTAATAGATTCCAAGAGTTCTCATATGATATATCATCATCAATTAATATTACAGAATGGAAAAATCCACTTAAGTTTGCTGCTCACCCTGCAGGATTTAAAGTAGTTGGAACACAAGTATTACTACAATCAGTTAAAAAAGAATATAGACCAAGATCTGTAGAAAACTTAAATCCTAGTAGTCAGTTTGATTGGTGGGCAACAAACACAAATGCTCTTGGAACCACATTTAATGGAACAACATTTATATCACCAAAACCATCTGCAAAAAATACTGGTAAGATATCAACTATTAATAACTTTGCATTAGCAAAACCAGACTACAGTGCTTTGGTTCCTACAGAGGTTTCTATCTTTGGAAAACAGTTATTAGACGTTCAGAAGATCTTATCTTGTATTGCATATAAGATTGATGATATCAGTGATAGATCATTAACATTTGATGGATCTAGTTCTGCTGTTGTAGATGGATCAACTGATAGGATAACAATAACGAATCATGGATTAGTAGCAAATCAGTTAGTAACATACCAGTCTGGTGGAGATAGGTTCTTAGATGCTAGAGATTTGATAGTTAATAATATTTCTTACATTGTAGAAGAAACTATTGGTTTCTTAAACACACAGTATCCTACATTAGCAACAGATCCTGCTAAAGACTATAACTCAGAAAAATGTGCAAGAGATACTAGACTTGTAATTGCAGCATGGACTAATGACCTCAAGTATGGTGGTAACTTCTTTAGTGTTGATACTGCAGAACAATATACAAATGGATCAGCTGTCCAGCACGTCGCTGGTGAAGAAGCAGAGACTGTATATGCATTTAATAAAGCAAGAGACTTGTGTTTACTAGCAGTCACTAATGATCTTCCAATAGGAACATATACAACAATAGTTCCACAAACAGATTTGAGTATCACTAATGATACTGGTGGTTGTGCTGATGTTAAGAGTGCTATTACAACCTTAGCAGGAATTGTCACTAATGCTATTAGTAATCCTACCGCTGCATTACCAACTGTAGATGTTGGTAACTATCCAAATAACAGATTTTCAACACCTGTGGGTGGATTGACAAATGGTAGTCAATATTATATCAGATACGTAGATGCTAATACAATTGAACTATCTACAACTCTTGGTGGTAGTGCCATTGATTTAACATCACAAGGAGCAGGAGTTGGTCATTCATTAAGAATTTTTGTAGATGGCACTAATAATTCATTTAGAGTAAGGTGTGAGGGTATTGATCTTGGAACTAAGATTGGTAAGACTGCTGCAACATCACAATTGATGCTCTCAATAAATGGTCTTATTGCGAATCCTGCATCATATACTCTATCAAACGATATTATAACCTTCACTACACCTCCACTACCAAATAGTAAGATTATTGGAATGTATTATGATCGCTCATCTTATAGTGGTTCATTTATACTAGATCAGATTGGAGATGAGATAAAGACATTTGGCACAGGTTATTCTGGACTAGGAACTCATACATTTGTAAGTGGTGTTACTAACGCTATACAGGTTACAGGTGGTTCTCA